TTTACTATCTCTGCTACTTGTTGTTTTATATCTTGAGGAATAGGTAAACCTTTTTTTGCATAAGCATTTCTTAATCTGGCTAATTCTACTTCATAGTTATATATCTTCCAAAAATCATCTTCCGCAACATATGCATCCTGAAAGGCTTTAGTAGTTTTTTTAACACCTCTACTTATTCCTTTACCTAAATTATTTAACAAAGGTTTTAAAACGCTGTCTGTAGCAATGTTACCATCACCAAATCTAACATCTTTAAATAGGTTACGAATATCTCCAAGCCTTACGTTTGTATTTACAATACCTAAATTCAAATATTCTCGATACTTGGCCATCGCTTCTGGCTGTCTCATACCTACTTGAACTACTTTTCTAGCTTCATTCATAGCTTCTGCTATTAGTTTAGGACTTGTTAATATCGTACCATTAGCAAGTGAGAAAGCTGCAGAACTTAAAAAGTTTCTTATGTGTGTAGGTATAGATAAAACAGTTTTAGCAAACTGTGCTCCAGCTTTAGGTGTAAGTAGTCCATATCTATATGCAGCAGCTGCTGTTCTTCCTAAAAGACCTTGTCCTTTAGCTTCACCTCTCATCCAATCTTGAAGACCGGCCACACTTTGAAAACCTTCTGCAATATCTTTTGAAGTATAAATATTTTCATCAGGAAAATATTTACTCATTTCTTCTGGCATCTTAACTATTGGAGTCTTTGATCCAAAAGCTTGTTTAGCAGCTAATGGTGTAGCGTGAAAAAATCCTCTAGCGCCTTCAGGAGTTTGTGCTGTAACCCTACTTTTAATTAAATTATCTGCATCAAGCATATCTTGAAAAAGTTCACCACGTCTAGCAATTGACGATAATCTTGCAACAGATGCGAATATAGAGTGACGTGCGTCCTCTACTTCACCAAATAATTGTCTAAACGCTTTACTTCCTTTACCTATAACACGGAAATCTTTTGTACCATCTGGTAAATTTTTTTCTAAGGTTTGTCTAAATGTTTTAATATTGTAAGGATCATCAGCTCCTTTAGTTAAGTTTACATATTTAAACGTAGGAAGTGTATCTTTTTTGGGAGTCATTTCACGAGCTTGATTTACAATATCATCAACATAAGACTCTGCTTGTAATCTTGTGATTGGTTGATTATTTTTTGCAGCATACCTCATAAAAATATTAGCTACTCTATCAACTGTATCTTTAGTTGGTTTATATTTTTGGAGTAAACCTGCGTCTGCATTTTCAAATATTTCAAAAGTATTTGCTATACTATCTTTTACTCTACTTCCTAATAAACTAGAAAATTCTCCTTGCATATTTTTAGGAAGATCACCCACTGACGGACTCTTAGAAGCAATTTTTAAAAGTTCTACAAAATAACTTCTACTATTCTTTATTCCGTTTAAAATTATCTCAACCCCTTCTGGTGTTGCTCCATTTTTAGTTAGTAAATCTACAAAGTCTACAGTCTTAGCTTCATCTAATCCTTTCATTAAATCACCTTCAAATAGAAGATCATTCATCTCTTTGTATAATTGTTTTCGTTCTGCAGTATTAGCTGCAAACAATATATTTCTAGTTTCTGGAAAAATTTTATTTACTTCTTTATCAATTCTACCTACTTGTTCCATTGCAAAGTTAGTGTCAACCATTTTACTAGCTGATTCTTGTTCTTTTGCTAAAGCTTGTTGAATAGGTTTATTTCCTCTAAATCGAAAGATACCACCAAACTTGTCTAGTTTTCTTTCAATAGCATCATCACTATAAGCAAGGTCCCTACCTTTTTTCTCAAGAAGTTTTGATACACCTCTTCCTATTCCATAAACAATAGGAGTAACTAATAAAGATTCTGAAGAAAATTTTAATCTGTTTAATAATCTTCTTGAAGCGTCATCTCTTTCAGTCTCTCTAATTTCTCTATCTAATTGAGTTGGACCAGCTTCAAATGCATCACCTATGGTTCCTAACTTTTCAATATCAGCTACAAAAGTTTCTCCAGCCAAGCCACCAGCAACAACTGCTCCAAATTTTTGTCTACCGGTTAATTTATTTAAATTTTTTGTTGCCTTAAGTCCATTTTTAACATTCTTACTACCAAGATTTAAATAGTTACCTGTTTTTTTAGCATTTAAAGCTTTAGTAGCTAACTTAGTTGCAACTTTAGCACCGATAGCACCTGGTACCCCAATTTGAACTAAAGCTTCTGTAAGTCTACCTACAGCTCTTTCTTGTGCTAATTCTTCAAAAGGATTTATTGTGTCAAAAAATTGTTCAACCATTGCAGCTGAATTTGTATCCAGTCCTAAATCTATTAGATCAGCAGCTAATGATACAACTCCTTCAGGTACTTTTATAAGTCCTGATATAATTCCAGCTGTTGCAGCAGTTAATGCTGATATATTACTATAGTCTTCAGCTTCAGGTTCTAAAGACTCGTTTCTATCATCAGATTTTTTTTCAGGTTGTGAAATTATTGAAGGTTTTTTTTCTTCTTCTAATAGTTCGTTTATATCAAAAGTTTTTTCATTTATGTTTGTATTAGTTCCTGATTGATTTTTAAGGATTTCGTCAAGGTCAAAAGCCATTTACCCTCCTTATATTATAGGGTTAAATCCAGAATCTAAGAAAATTTTCTGTTGAACATTTGTTGCATCATCTCTATCTATATAAAAATATCTAGCACCATCAGGTATATTTTTTTCCCCTGTTTTGCTATCTTCCATTGTTACAGCAATTTCATACAAAACATTTTCTCGAACAGGTCCTTGAGTGCCATCAAAAATAGCTACAGTTGAAATATCAAGTCCTTCTATTTTACCTGAAGCTAATAAACCATCATGTATTTGTTTTGATCTAGCTTTTTTACGACGTTTATTATCATACTCTGTAATAGCTTCAGCGTATGCTTCAAACTCATCTTCATAGTCTGATAATTTAGGCGCTGCTTCTGTAATTTTATATACATCATTTAAATACTCTGTTCTTTTTTGAACATCATTTCCTAAAGTTCCATTAACAAAACTAACAACTCTTTGTTTTTCTTCATCCGCTAAATCAGCGAAGTCCACCCCTGGAAATAAAGATTCTGTAGCAAAACCTATGTTTTTTATAAATGCTGTTTCTTGATCATCAATACCCTCTTCAGCTTGACTTCGTTTATAATCTCTTAATTCTTCTCTATCATATACGTCCATAAATCTTTTTAGTCTTAGAGCATCAATACCAGCTGCTGAAGCATCCATAGCTTCTGTTTCTTTTATTAAACCTGGCACAGCACCAGCTCCTGCTTGTGCTACTTTTTGTAAAAAACTTCCTCTTAAATTAGGATCTGCTAAACCTGCACCAAACCTTAAAGCAAGATTTGCCATTCTTCTATCTTTTTTAGGTTTAATAAATTGATCCATTATGCCAGTGCCTTCCATTGCAATTCGCATTAATTCTTCTCTACTTCTTGGTTGAAATTTTTCTTTAGTAGTTTCTTTAATAGTTTCTTCACTCATATCAAAATCAGAAAAAGGATCTCTCATGTTTTCAATTTCCATTAATTCTTTAGCATCAGCTACGGGGTCTGTTCCTTGATCGTAGTTCATTCTAGTAGTCGTACTTAAACCACCTTTTCTAAACATTGGTCTTTTTAAAATATTTTGCATTATTATTTTACCGATCCGTAAATTCCTCCAAGAGTAGTTCCTAGAGATAAAGCTGTTTGTAAAGGACTCATCTGTGGTGATGACATACCAGTCATAGCAGGTGACATTGGAGTAGTCATGCCTGATAATGAAGCTAAACCAGAACCTAAATAACTTGTTCTTTCGTATGGTTCATATTCTGCTAATCTCGCACCCTGTCTTTTTGCATCTTCAACAGCTTGCCTGTATGCAAGATCAGAAGCTCCTGCAGAAGCTAAGCCAGCAAATGTTTGTCCTTCTAAAGCAGGTGTTAAAGTTCCAAGTTGTGTTTGTTCACCAAACGCTCTGCCTGCTGCCGCTTGTGCTTGACCAAAACCTTGACCAAGTAGTTGTGCCTGTAATGCAGCTCTGTTTCTATCTGAATCTGTTTGATATTGTGCTCTTTCAACACCTTCTCTACCACCACCAAAAGCTCCCGAAGCTACTGCTCTATCAGCAATACCTTGCATTCCTCTTTGAGATTGTAGATCATACTCATCCAATGTTACGTCAATAACATCTTGCTGATATGGGGACATAAATTGTTTGTAAGCATCAGGCCCTGAAAACTGACCTGCTCTTTCTAAGAAAGGTTCGAAAGACATAACGCCTGTACCAGGTCCTACGCTTTTTATACCACCTTGAGCATCAAAAGTTATAGCTCCAAGTCCAGCTCTTCTAGCTTGTTCTTGAGCTGAAGCCATTGAAAGATCAGATCTTCTCATGACCTCTGGTTGGAATTTAGTTGTATCTGTAGGGACTTTAGTTACTTCTTCTAAACCAGATATATATCTTTTTCTAGCGGCTTCTAATTGTGGATTAGTAGTTGTTGCCATTATACTCTTCCTCCATTTTCTAATCTTTTCATCATATTATACATACGTTCAGCACCTTTATCTACATCACCGTCACCCATTCCTCTGACAGCATCAGCAGTAAAAACAAATTCGTTATTTGATAACATTGCAGGAATATCATCTTCTTTTTCTTTTACACCTACAGGAGGAATAAATCCACCCGTTTCTCTCATATCTAATTCTGTAACACCTTTAGGATTTATATTTAAAGCTAGCCCCTCGATTCCCGCTGCTTGCATCGCGTTTTCTTCAGGAGTATCACCGCCTCTAGCTGCTCTAAATCTATCAAAGTTTGCGTTTCTTAAAAGTGAAGTCATTAATGCATCTAAACCTTTTTGATCTCCTTCATTTAATAATTCCATAACTTCTTCATTTTCCATTATTTCAGGTCTAAAACTTGCTGGCATTCCTCTAAGTCTACTTTCAAAAAAATCTCTTATTGTACCGCTTACTTCATCGTCATCTACATCAAATGCTTTTTCTGCAGTTAAAGCTTGTTTAGGGCTAAAAGTTGCTGAAACTTTTTTCCCCATTGGAAGAGCTATACGTGGACCTCCGCCTCCAAAGAAATTACCTTCATCAAATTTTTCTTTAAATACATTTAAAATATCGGCAGGACCTACATCTCTAGCAGCACCACGAGACATCGGCTCTGGTTTTACTGTTCTAACCAAAGGTTTAGAACTTCTTTTTAATTTGTCCTTTAAACTACCTAAAAAATAATTTTCTCTTGGAACACTCATTATTCCACCGTCTGCTGCAACATTTCTGTATTCTATAGTTAAATCGTCAGCAAATTTATTTCTCTCGTCTTGTGAATAAGGATTTTTTGTAGGGTCTCTTCTAGGATCAAAAGGACCAGATCGTCTTAAATAACTTGCAACATTATCTCCTCTTTTTCTCATAGCCTCTTCAAACTTAGCATCAAAACTATCTTTATCTTCACCAGGGAAAAACTTTTCTTTAATGTAAGCAGCAAGCATTGTTAAAGGTATAGTCTTAGTAGGATCACCTAAAAATTTTCCAATATCTCCCATTTGAAATTTTTTATCATCACCAAGGAAAAATTCTAATCCAAAATCTTTTATAGAACCAAGACCTTCTTTTAATCTATTTTTCTCAGTCAATTTTTTTATACTATCTTTCGCTAATTCATCCTCACCAGGAAACATTGCATCTTTTACACTTTTAGCAATTTCATTTGTTCCAGGTGTTGATCCTTTAAATATACTTGTGATTCCACTCATGGCATCACTACCTAAAGCTTTAGCGCCCTCTAAACCTTTTCCAAAATAATTTCCGGTTCCTGGAATCATACCAGCAGTGTATCCAAATGCACCTGTTGCTGCAGCTTGTTTTAATGCATCGCTAATACTTCCGCGTTGATCAAACCTACCAATACCTCGCATTGCAGCTGCGATACCTGGATTGAAAGGTGCAACAAATGGAGCGGCTTTGACTGCAATATCTGCTACCTCATTAGGAATTAAATTCCTAATGGTTTTTTTCATTTTCTCACCACTTTTGAATTCGTTAGGTATTATATCGTCAACAATTTTGTCTTTTACGCCGCGTAATTTTTTTTCAATTTTCTTAAAAAAACTCATATTGTTATACCTTTAGTAAAAAAACATTACACGTTTTTCAATAACCAACCTTGAGTAGCGTCTGCATATACTAATGTATTAGCTGCTCTGTTTGTGTTGATTATTAAATCAGAACCGGACCCTTGAATGTTTTCTCCGTTTCTGCCTATTGTAATATTGTCTGTGGCTGCAGTTCCTGCATAGTCAACAAATGCAACTTCATCACCTTGAGTTGGAGTTGCAGGTAAAGTTAAAGTTACCGCTCCACCAGATGTGTTTACAAAAAATCCTTGTGATGCAGTTGCTGTAGTATTTGTAGTTATGACAGGTTGCCATGATATACCACCGCCACCACTAGCTGGATAGATAGCATCTCCATTACCCATTCTAACACTTGTTACATTTGCATCTCCAAGTGTAATTTCATTGGTAGCTGTTGCAGATGAAGGTTGAGCATTGTGTCCCAAAACTGTTAAGTTACTACCTGATGTAATTGTGCTACCTGCTGATTGTCCGATAGCAGTATTATCAAAACCACTATCTTGACTGTCTAAGGCTTCGTGTCCTACAGCGACGTTATTGTTAGATGTTGCCAATCTAGCGGCACCTTTACCAACAACTGTATTATTAGTTCCTGTTACATTAGAATTTAATGCTGATGAACCAATAGCAGTATTATTACCACCTGTCGAAGAGCTTGCCGCATTGTAACCAACTGCAGTAGAACCACTTTGAGTAGTAAAATTTGTTAAAGCATTTGCACCGATAGCAGTGTTTTCATTACCTGAAGTTAAACTATCTAATGCTGTATTTCCTAAAGCAACGTTATTAGTTCCTGTTGGGTAATTACCATCAAGTTTTATAGTACTACCAGAAGCGTTTAAAGCACCAGTGTAATTAATATCACCAGTTCCAGTAATATCATTTCCATTTAAATCTAAATTTCCACCAAGTTGTGGAGTTGTATCATCTACAACTGCTGCAATTCCTGATGCATCAGTTTGAAACGAAGGTGCAACACCTGCACCATTTGATTTTAAAACTTGTCCAGCTGTTCCTTCTGAAATTGCTCCAAAAGTACCACCATCGTTTACTTGAACTTGGCCATTTGTTCCTGCAGGATTACCTGCTGAATCGTTAACCCAACTTAAAGTACCATTACCATCTGTTGAAAGAATCTGACCTGCAGTACCTGCACCATTTGGAAATGTTAAAGTTGTGTCTGATGTAATTGTATCAGGAGCTGCAATAGCTAAGTACTTTGCTTCATTAACATTTTTACCATCTGTTAAACGAATTTCTCCTTTTTTGTCGTTAAGTCCTACTACGACTGGACCTGTGAATGCTGTTGTTTTATCTGCCATAATTTTATCTCCTTAATTATTATTTGCCTCATAAAATCTTTGTGAGGTCATTAACATAGCTCTATCAAAAAACGCCAGTGTTTGAGCCCTGTCTTGCCCAGGTTGAAAATTAGCTTGATCTATTCTAAGATTTCCGTCAGGATCTATAAAATCAGCTGTTACCTGTGTACTACTAGTTCCGCTACTCGCTGAAAACATTCTGTTACTACCCATTTGATTTTTGTCGCTAACACTTAAATCTATATCCCAAGCTGCACTACCAGTTTGTAGAATTGATATGTTTTGTGAGTTTCCACCCCAATTACCATGACTAAACATTACATATGATTTATTGCTATTAAAAGCATCTCCCGTTAAAGTAATACCACCTCTAACAGGGCTTTTTACAACAGCCTTTCTTACAGCGGAATAATCTTTATGAGGAGCAATAGAAAACTTTGTTGCAACTGGAGAACATTCTAATTGTGGACTAGATATTGCCCACTGAGCATTTTCTGTGGTTTGATAGTTTGTGGTAATACCAACAGCTCTATTAGTATCATCATTATTAAATGACCATTGATTATTTAATGTACCAGACTTATAATTTGTACCGGCTGCCAACCAAAAATTTAAAGCAAAATATTGATCTCTAATTTCATAATTATATTCTACAGGAGGATTAACAGAAAAATCCTGATAACCTGCTGGTGTTGTAAAAGGTTGAAAGTAAACTGTTTTATACTCCCAAGTATTAGCAGCATTAATAGTATAAGTTTGAGAATTTCTGTAAAAACCTGGATTAAAATTAATAAACGCCTGTTTACTTGCAAGTTCAGCTATAAAAGTTCCAGTGACATCTGACTTTACCCAAAACGATAGTGTTAGTGGAGAAGCTAAAGATGTTCCAAAATTTGGATCTTCAGCTTTAAAATCAGTAAATCTTATTGCTGTACAATACATTATATAACGATCAGCAGCATCATTATATATTGTTTTGAAAACTCTATATGGCGCGTTGTTTGTTATTTCATCAGGCGGTACATTACCACCTTGTGCTTCGTACGCATCTCGAGAAACAAAACCGTTCCCTCCTATGGAAGCTACGTTCCATCCAATATTAGAAAAACATCTTTTATCTAATGTTCCTCCTGAAGCATTGAAATCGTTATCCTCCCATATTGATGTGTCCCATTGGCTAGGATTCCATATAAGATTTCTAGTAGGTGATACGCCTGCTTCTTTGATTGAACTATATGTTTGTGCCATAATAAAATATACTCCTATTTTAATTTTTGATCAAGCTTATACTGACCCCGTAGGTGTCGTTTCTTGATCTTCTCTGTTTACTTGCATAGCGGCGATTGTACCTTGTACTCTACCGGACGTACTTGTTGTAAATACTAATTTATCTCCACCTTCTAGCACAAGTGGCCCTGTAAGTAAATTTAAATATTGACGAGATGCTAATTCTACGGTGAACAAACTAGTCGTGCTCGCAACGTACGGACGACCTGGTCCTCGATCTAGCCTAACATCTACAAAAATAGAACTAAAAGGATCCGTGTTATTTACATAAAAAGCATTGATAATTGCGTGTGAATCTGTAGGCACCCCATACACTGTTTTCTCACTCGTTGTTGGAGTGAGGTCATAGATCATATTTTTAAAACTTGTTGCCATATTTTATCTTCTTATTCTTGCATTCCATATACAGTTATTTTTGTATTTGAAGCAAATCTATTAGCACTGTCATTAGTTCTTAATCTAAATCCATCTGGTTGATCACTACCATTTATAATTCCAGAAAACCTACCACTTATCCAGAAAGTGTTGTTAGCATTAGCACCACCACTAAAATGTCCATAATAACTTGAAAAAGTATTTGTATGATCACCTAAATTTAAAAACATTCTAAATCCAAAAGGTCTATTAAAACTTGTTTGTGGTATTTGTGTATCATGCATTACTACCTCATTTACTTGATAAAAACCATTTTGGCCTGTGGCTCCTGAATTACCTGAACTAGATAAAAGTCTTTGAAAATGAGAATCGTAACTTGTTATTTCTGTTGTACCACTATGAAGAAATCTTGCCTTTGCATCGCTAAAGGCTGTTTGTGAAGCTACTGAAATGTTTTCACCAACTATCAAATAACTTGAAAATAGGGAATTAAAACAATTTTGTAGTGTTGTTTCGTTTGTAGTAGTACTTCCACCTTCCACAAAACCTGTTTTTATTAAACTTCCGCTCGATATCATTCCATATTTAGCATCTGAATAATTTGTCATAATTTTATCTCCTTATCTTAGAAAATTAATGTCCACCACCCTCCAGTAACTGCATCATATACTAAAACTCTTTTATCTCCAGCAAAATTTATTTGAACAGGCCCTGGAACTCCATCAATCGTATCCGTTGGCGCTCCTATGCTTACAAAATCTCCACCTGAACCACTACCACTAGTTATTAATGCTCCAATTTGAGTTCCTGCAGCAGGTGCTGCTGGTAAAGAAAGTGTAGTAGGATCAGGAAAACCTGCATTATTAAATATATAACCTATGTTTGCAACTCCAGGTACAATAATCGTCGGGAAATATGGAAATGGAACTTGCTGCCAACTTAAAGCGTTTCCTCCTCCACTTGCGCCTGCATCAGGACCAGAAGGTGTTGAAGGAGCATAACCTAAAAAATAAGACAGTTGCTCTATTTCAGAAAATGTTTCACCTTCGGGTTTGTATTGAGCGTTTAATTGTTGAATTACATTATTAATAGCTCTTACAATCTGTCTTTGATTTCCGACTTCATATTTTTCTGCAGGATCAGGAACTCTAATTGTAATAGCCATTATCTTCTACCGTCCGGTTGTATATCAATTCTAAGTGTACCATATCTCCAATTTTCACCATCTTCTGCACCAGGGTTTTCAATTTTTATACTTAAAAATCTACCTCTTGCTCTTGTATCTTTTTTATCTGTTGTTGGTGTAACAACAAAAGAACTATGTGTTGATGGTGTACCAGCATCTGATGGATATCTTTTTAATATTAATGTAACCTTAGCTGTTTTAACTAAAGTTTTAAAGTCTGGTATAAATCTTCTCATAGATAAAAAGAACTCACCATCACCCATTTGTGGACTTGATATATCAAAATCAAATGACTGAATATTAGCTGTAATTCTAGTTATGCTACCATCTAAATTTTCTTGATCAACTCCTACTTCATGATTGTATAAAATAGTTTTACCATATCCATTCGGCGCCGCTGGTTCACCTATAACTTCTGGAAAATCTCCATTTGTAGTATTATCAAATTCTGTTGCAAAAGGTTTTTCAAAAACATTTGCATCTGCCCAAGAAGTTCTTGGTGTATTACCTGTATACCAAACACCTTCAGCAAAGTTATATATTACATATCTATTATTATAATCAGATGATGCAGATGGGTAATCCCATCTTATTTCTGTATATAAATTATTTACACCTGCATAAATTTGTTGGCCTTGAGTTAAATCAATATCGTCATAAACATAATCTTCAACAGAACAATCCATTGTTTTAACTGATCCATCATATTTAAAGAAACCTTTATCACTCATCCAGAAAGCAACACCATCTACTTCAACAACTGCATTTTGACCAACCAACCCACAGTTAGTACCAACCTGTTCAAAACCAAATACAAAAGGTTGTCCGATGTGTCTCATTAAATATAGAGCATTATCTGTCCAAATTAATATTGCTTCTTTTGATTTTATAGCACCCATTATTTTTGTACCATCTTGAATTCTTTGAGAACCGGCAGAGTTACCTGCTGTAATATCATATGTATTTATTTCTTCTTGTGATGAAAATCTTATAAACATATCATCTTGTGTTGATGGTGTTCCAATTGTAGTTTCTGTACCCATGTGAATTAAATGTCTTGTAGTAGGTGAGACCATACTAATTCTAGTATTTGTTGGGTTTAAATCTGTTTCAAAACCTGTCGTTAGTACAGACGCTCGCTGCCCGAGTGGGTTACCAGAAGCGGGATTCCATGTAAATGTTTTACCATTTAAAACTGTTGCAACTAATACCTGACCAAAGTTTGATAGTGACCATAAACCAGGAGGAGTGTTAACACCATTTGTAGATGCAACTTGACCCCATGCTTGGGAGCCATTCCAAACTCCTGTACCCCAACCAAATTGAAATTGTTGTATTTGATTACCTACAGTTTCTAATGGAAGAACAGAACAAGTTCCACCAGGTCCTGCATTACCTGTAGCATTTGCAACTGGCTCAACTGTAAATTCTGTATCTGATACAATTGTTTTTACTTCATATAATTTATCTTCAAAATCAGAATCAGCGTAACCTGTACCAGCAGGTAAAGTTACGTTTTCAAATTCTATAATATCTCCAGCAGATATATTATTAATAGATGTTGTTGTAATAGTTACAACATTAGATCCTGAAACAGTTGTAAATGTACTATTCTTAAATTCATCAATTGTTAATGGAAAGCCACTACTTCTATATGGTGTAATATCGTAAAAATTATCTTCGTAATAAATTAATAAAAATTTATCAGTTCCAATTGCTAAATATTTATTACCATCATTGCCTCTAAACGCATGTAATTTTCTTGATACAGAAGAAATACTTTCTCCACCTTCTGCTTTCCAACCACCTACTTTTTCTGGTAATGTGTATCTAAATCTAACGTTGTCACCACCCACATAACGAGCGACAGCTCCAACTTCAGAGTTTTGTTTATCGAAACCTGGTTTGATTTGCCATTTGCTAAGAGGCACTGTTCACCTCCTATATTTTATCCTTGTAAGCCCAGCCTACAGTCGCGTTTACATAAACCAAAGTAAAGTTTTGATTGTTTGTTGAAACATTTATTGATCCAAAAACACCTTCAATATTTTCACCACTTGGATCTATTGTTAAAGGATTAAGACTGTAACTTTGTCCACCGTCAATAAAACTTACTTCTGATCCAACAGACGGACCTGTTGGTAAAGTAATTGTTAATACACCGGTAGATGTATCACAGATAATTTGATCACCTGCAACAGCAGTATATGATGTAGATGTTGATTTATAACCTTTAGTTAAAAGACCTGAATTTACATTTGTTCCATCAGAATATAATAATGTTTTACTTCCTACTGGTAAATTTACACCAGTTCCTGAAAAAGTTTTAACAGTTAATGTATAGTGTGATATTGATCTATCTGTTGCATCTTCTACAACAAATACTCTTTCTGATGAATCAGGCATAGTTACAACTCTGTTACCTGTTAACGTTCCAGTTAATTTAAAGTATAAATTTTTACCATTTGAAGTAGCACCATCAGTTAATACTAAATTAACGTCAGCTGCACCTACAGCTAAACTTAAATAGCCACTCGCTGCTTGCTCCAAGATTTGTAGATTCGTGTTTGTAATATTACCCCATAAACCAGCTTTTTCACCGGATACCATGAGTTCTAATTTTATATCATTTGAAAAACTTGATGCCATAATTTATCCTATTCTCCCGGAGACGGAGAGTTAATAGCGGTTCTAATTGTACCGTCCATATACTCGTCTCTTCTTCTTCTACCTTGTTGTTCTATACCATATGTAGCCATACTTCTACCATAAGATTGTTC